TATCTTGAACCTCTGCCGCTACGAATACTCTGTAGTCGTTGCATTAGCAGATTGTCTGCGGCTTTTTTATCGCCGCTTTTGGCTTGTTCACGAAGTTTGTCAAGATTGTCACCTTGTGACCTAGTTGAATTAGTTGATCCTTTACGCTGTGTCAAGGTTGCTATACTGGCACCTGCTGATTTGGTCTGTGGGCGATCTCTATACTTTAGACCATCTCTTACTAGACTTAACAGTGTTTCATCAGCACTGACTAAATCTAAATTGGTGATACCTGGTATGCTTTCTAAACGACTCTGTGGCCAAACTTTGGTAAGTTTGTCACGCACTTCATTATAAACATATTCATTCTTCAACTCTTTGTCTTGAAAGTTCTTACGACTGTAGGTAAGAGCCTCATTAACCTGTTGAGCACGAATCTGTCTAAAATTATCCACCTGCGGCTTCAAGCGATTAATCTGCTTTTGCTGCTGACGAATGTATTGTTCGTTCTGCTGCATACTGGCCTGAATTCTAGCAACTTCTGCTGGATCTCGGGCCTTGGCCAACTGTTGTTGAAAGGTTGATTGATAGCCTTGAACTTTGACTATTTCATCATAGGCTTTCTGCAACTTAGGCTGCACGGTAAATTCCATTGCCAATAATAGACTGTCTTGACGTTGGCGTGTGTCCTTGACGTATTCATCAAATTCAGCACGTTCAACTTTCAACTGTCTTGCTTCTTCGTGTATTGCGGATCCTTGACCTAAAATTGCTGCGGCTTTCTTAGCATCAATTACGACTTCTTTGCCATTTTTCATGAACTTGAATTTGGCATTTGGATTATCATTTGCAAATTCAATAAAGTCTATTAATTCTTCTGCTGTAGAATCTTGATTATTGCTGCTTACAGTTTCCTGGGCATCAACATCTAGATTGTCGCTGGCATATTCAGTGTCGCTGGCTTCAGCAACTTCGGCACCAGTATCACTGGGAGCCACAGAAGCAGATTCTGCTGCCGCATCATCCTCTCCTGTTGCAGTTTGTTCGGCCTGCTGTCTAATTAGATTACGCTGTGTGTTTTCACGCATAGCGGTCATTTTAGCAGCAATTTGAGCATCCAAACTTGGGACTGCACTTGTGTCGGTGGCCGCCGGGGCTTGCGCCTGGTTAGGACTGACTGTCGTTGTTTCCATTTATTTTCCTTTAAGCATCGGGCGCTGTTGCGTTACCAATGCGGTTTTTATAATAAACAGCCCTCTTTAGGCTGTTTACAAAATTGTCAATGCCTGCAAGTTCGTTACTTAATGCGATCCTACGAGCATTGTCGTCCTGTTGATGGCTGCGAATGGCCGCAAGTTCATCAGCAAGACTGAATTTAAAATGATGAACGAACATAGCAAGATCTTTATTTTTCAGTAGTGCTTCTGCTAGGCTACCATAATGTCTTACACGGTCTGCCTGCGCAGGAGTTAACTTACTGGGTTGACTTAAATCAACGGTCAACCTACTGTTATAAAAATCTACTGTGTTATCGTCTATCATTGCATTTCCTTATCAATATTTATGTATCAGTGACCGTAGTCTTGTCCTTTACCCATTGCTATACTCATATAGTTCAACTGTGTATCAGGATCAGTGCCTTCAATCTCTGCCATAATCTGTTTGGTCTTAGCAGCATCCAAACCAGCGCTGGCCATCTTCTGTTGATCTTCTGGACTTGGCTCTTTGTTCTTTGCTGCCTGTTGTGACTGCTGAATCATCTTCATGACTTCTTCATCGCTGGGCAAGTATGTGTCGCAGTCTTTGACGCCTAAGACATACAGGGTGTCTGCAAAAGGCTTCTTAATTTTCTTGTAAATTTCTGGTGTTAGTGTGCCAGAACCAACCATCTGTTGCACAGTTTGGTATAGACCTGTCTGTGCTTTTTGGATGATTTGTAATCTGTTCAGGCTGTTTTCTTCACTCATCATACCTAGAGCCAATTCTAACTGAATATTCTTGCGATCCGCAATGTCTAGGTTATCCCAACTCTCATAGTCTAAGAATACAGGCTTTTTATCTGGATGACATATACCTGCCAACTTCTTAACACCGTAGTCGTCGCCGTATTGAATCAGTGTGCGCCAAATCAAGTATAATGCTTCACGCAGACCTTCTGCGGCATTACGCACTGTGTTGTCCTGTATGATTTGGTTAGGAGTTAGAGCAAGTTGTAGTTTAACACCACTGTTGCCTGCGGCCATAACTTCGGGATTGAATACGTCCTGTGGAGTAGTCATACCCACCATGGCCATGGTATCCTGTTGCAGACGAGTCATACCTACTTCTAAGAACTGTAGGTTGCCGCTGGGAGGAGGAATTTGGTAAATGTCTTTTTGTGGATCAAATTTGCTGTCCAGAATAAAGATAGCGGCTTCGCCATCCTGTAACATTTCAAAGTCTAACTTGTCAGGCTTAACACCAATACGGGGAGTGGCAGTTAACAGACCCAACTGAATTTCGGCACGAGCCGCAGACGTAGCGTATTCCTGCATCGGGATAACCGATTCAGCGATACTCATGCCGTAGAAGTTACCTGGCAAGGGTTTTGGACACATATTTGCTACAGGAATAAACTCTACTTCACGGGCACTGATAATATAACTGCCACTGTAAATTATTTCAACGAGTTCTAGTTCACCGTCACCGTCAATGTCATATTTGTTCCATACTGTGACGATGGATACTTGGCGACTGTCTGGGTCTGCACTGCCTGCACTGCTGACAGGGATACCCATAACAGGCACTGAATCACGAGCGTGAATGGCCAAGTTGTTTAATACGCTGCCTGCTTGGTAAGCACCGTTCATGTTGTATTCAGCAAAACGTTCAAATTCTTCTAGGTGATTTTGAATGTCCGGATATAGTTCTGTGGCTTCTTGAATAGTCATAGGATCATAATAACCACAGAAAGGTTGATCTTTCATTTCTGGCACAGTAGGATCGCAGATCCAATAGTGCTGTGCAATAGGGTGAAACTTAACGTTTAGAGTATAACCTGTTACCTTGTATTTGGCACGATAGATTGTGTTGCGACGAATGGCTTCGGCTACAATCTCTTCTTGGCCCTGTGCTGCTGCCATGGTCATTTCTTGTTGTTCCATGGCCATAGATTCTTCCATGTCTTCTGTGCCACGTAAACGCTGAATTTGTTCATCAATAATACTGTCAGCCATTTCACGTTGTTGTAGACCCAGCAACTGTTGAATTTCTGCTACTGCGGCCTGCATGTTAACATTTACACGACGACGATTTTGGCGCAGTGTTGTTAGGCCTGATTCTGCTGCCTGTAGTTCAAAGGCCTTAAGTTGTTCTAGTGTGCCTTCTGTTTCAACATAACGAGTAATCTGCTCACGCACAGGTTTAATCATCATCATGCCGTTTTTGTGCATGGCAGCATCCATGACCCAACGCTCTAGGATAAAGTGCGGATCATTCATTTGGTTTACAACTCTGCTGACCATGTTAGTGGCCTGACGTGCTGCTGCTTCATCCATTTCATCATCAGGCACAAATTCAAAGTTAATTTCGCCATTGGGCATAAGTCCTTTGGCAATAACAGCAGTGGCATAATCTACAACAGGCTTAACACTGGGATGGATATAGTCAATACCATTTACAGGTGCTGTAGAATCAGTAACTGCCAAACATAGGTAGTGATAGTCGCTGGCTCTGTTAACAGCATTCTTAGTTCCAAGATAGCGCAAGTAGGAAGCCATTTTAACGTCCATTTGGTTCTTCATACGCACAAAAGTAGCATTTACTTTATTGTTTGTATTGATATCTTGGACAGGTATATTTTTAATATCTAGCATACGGTTTTAACCCTCATTATCATTATATTTAGCGTAATTTTTTACCTATGCATAGGGATTAATTAGGCAATATAAGCCTAGGGCGAGTTAATTCATCTGTAAGATTGCAGGCCTGACACTGTGAGTCGGCTGCGTCTTCATCATCTAATTCGTAGATGGTGTGTGCTGCCTGTGCCATTATCAAACTAATTTCAAATACTTTAGCGTGTCTCTCGCAGAGGATCATGGCTTTGTCTTCTACAGCACATACAAATAATGGTGCTGGTGTTTCGTTGTCAGTTGCTGGGGTCATATGTTTGTTTCCATGCTGATTTATTAGTATAATCTCTTGTCATATATCTATCTCGCTGTGCCAACATTCGCTCACGCGGTGTGCGGTTATCCCATGGTTCAGCAATGCCCTGCAGGCAAGCCAATAGAGCATAACGAGCACTGTCAATACAGTCATCAGGATCGCTGAATCTTCCTTTTTCATCTACGAAATAATTCTGTGCTTCGCTGAGAAAGTGTGTGCAGTTTTCGTTTACCATCAAACTGCCAACTTCCAGCATTTGTCGCATTTGGTTAATACCAAACGATTTGTGATTTGTCTTACGCCCTTGTGGATCCGGTGGATTCATGATAGGATCGGGCAGGACATTCAGTTCATATTGTTCAAACAGTTCTCTTACTGAGTTACTGCTCATTGTATAGCGGCCTGGAGTGCTAGCATCAGCAGGCAGAACAATAGGACAACCAAATACTTCAGGACGAAGTAGGTGATTGATATACTGTATGGGCACAGCCTCTTCCACACCCTGCACCACAATCTGCTTGTGTAGGAATGCAGTCTTTTCAAAAGGTTCCCAATACATGAGAGTGATAACTGTTTTGTCATTTACAAGTCCCAAGTCTAGTGCTATAACTCGCTGTATATTGCTCATTTGTGCAAAGTTATAATCACCAGTTCTATACGTGGGCCAGTTGTTAAGTTGGAACACAGCACCTTTACCCATAACAGGCTTACCCGCAATACGTGCTTCACGTTCATGCGGCAGGTAATCTCGTTCCAATTGTAGTCTTGTTTCTTTTAGTAAGAATGGTTGACCCCATGGATCATATTCGGGCACATCGTCCCAACTTACACGAATGTATTCGTAGCCACTTTCTCTATTCCAGAACTTACTTACTAGTCCGTTTAGGCCTTTGAGCGGAGTAAACGAACAAAGCACCTTACCCTGCGTGGTAGCAGTTCTAGTAACGATTTCACTGAAAAAGTCATCCGGTGGCTGCTCGTCAAACACAGCCAAATTAAGTTTAAAACCTTGGAGTTGGCGGACCTCTTGCGTATAATTGGCAAAGAGGAGATAACTGTTAGAACCTGATTTATGGCGGATCTCAACGCCGATACAGTTAGCACCATCATTACGCATGGTATCAACAACAATACAATCACGAGGTATTGCACCAGTTCCCAAATTTTCTGTAATCTTAACATCCTGTGTGCCTAACAATTCATTTTGTAATACCAATGCGACCTGACTCCATCCTTCACCTGCTACCATACAGGTTATAGGCTTATCAAAACGATAACCTTCCCACCACGCCGGATACTGTCCGGTTAGGTGCATGGCAGTTTCAAAACAAGTTGATACTGTTTTACCAATACGGTTAGCAGCCAATATGCCTCTGCGATCTGCTGCGCCTGTTCTAAAGAAACTGCGTTGATGTTCAAATGGCCTAAAATATCTCAACTGATTGTAGCGCATGTC